ATTTGATTTAGAGAATTAGACGCCATGCACCATTACTATAGATACCTTCGAAACTCTTACTCCAGGATGAATTTTCCCATTTGTATTGTACGCCGGTATATGTATTAGTTATGTAGGTGACTTCTGTTGTAGTTGATGAATTGAATACTACAACCCAATTATTACCATCCCATTCTATAATATCATTTGCTAAGGCACTAAATCCATCTCCGTTATCTTGTAACCATGCAGCGGGCCCTAATACTGCATCACTAGCAATATCACCTAATATTAGATATCTAGTGCCTGCAATTTTATTAGTAGGGTTGTATGTTTCGGGGTTGATGATAGCATCAACTGATCCCCAACTATATGAATTACGAGCAGGTCCTTCAATAACGGTGTTAGTGGGGATTGTGGCAGTATCAAATGCTAGCACCATCTTAAATTCATCTAATGGATCTAAACTTATATGTGCAACTATCTCATTACCATCTGGTTTAGTTAATCTCAGCTGACTTAATCCTGCACGGAATTTACCAGGGTACAAATCTAGCAAGGTCATCCATGAACTCTTAACACCAGTTGTAGCACTAGTATCTGTAGTAATTCCTGTGCTATTACTGCTTAACAGACTTGCAACATTGTTTAACACTAACAAATCAAAGTTACCCGGAGTGACAATAACTGACTGTTGTTCTGTGCCTAACGATTCTAATACAGCATTAGGATTAGAGAAGTCATTTGCAATAGTTCCCTGTGTTGTGGAGAATACACTGGCAATAATTTTAGTAATAATGCCTAACTTCTTAACTTTAACAGGCGGCGTGATCCATACATGAGTTTCAAACGTCATACTTAATACATCGATATCTTGTTCAAGACCCTGAGGAACACTGCGACTACTCCAGACATGACTCTTAAGCGTAATTACACTAATACTAGTCCAGTCGATATAGTTGTCTGTCGTTTGTAATTCTAAACTAGGATTAAACAACACAGCTAGTTGTTCCCATATTTGCAACTTTTGATCTGTATTAGTTGTCCATATATCTGCATTAAATGTAGCAAGATAAGGAGATGGCATCATACGTTCTACAGTATAATTTGCACCTTGCTGATTTATAACATATTGTCCAGTAACTGGATCAAGTGCCTGTTCTCTAATTTGTACCTTACTAACAAATGTTGGATCCTGCATCCTTGATTGATCGAACTGCATGTCTTTAATATAACAGGCAATGAATGGTGCAGACGGAATGGTGTTCTCACTGTTCTTCTTTAGAATAGCGCCGACTTGTCTACTCATGTCACCATAGCGAACTGGGATACGAGTTAATTGTCCTTTGGCATCTTTGTAACTGAAGTTACTCATAATACGCATGAACTGCGTTATGTATCTCTTGGTTTGACCATCGTAAAAGAAATCTGACATATTATGCGTCCGCTTGAGGTTTTAATGCTTTACTTAATGCTTGTTTTTCTTGAATAACTTTACCAGCAATGGTTGCAGTATTGGTGTTGTTAATGAAACTGGTCTTTTCTGTTTGCTGGATAGCCTTTCCTACAAACGTGCCAGTGGATACATCTTGTAATCCAAAGTTGTTTAATGTCATTCTAACATTGTCTTCAAACTTGATCCAATGTCTTCCGTCAAATCTGAACAGTCTGTTGGGTAAGTAATCTGTTCGTAAGTAGAATTGTCCGGTAATGGGGCTACTTGGGAATGAAATACCAAACCCATACGGTACCCCATTTGGAGCCGTACCGTCACCTGTTAGATAACCAACGTATATGTTGTTATTATTAGGTGTTTGTAATACTGCACTAGCATCTAATATGGCTTGTTCAATAGTAGCATCCATAGTTGCAATACTAGCATCGGCTACATTAACTAATCCAGTTGCAGTCGATGTAGGTATAACATACAAGTGACTAGCGTCAAACCCGCTCTTAGGAACATCGGCATCTGCCTGTGCAATGATCTGATTGTTAACATCGATACTTCGTTGATATGTGCTCAACAAATCTCGCAATGTGCTGCCATCTCCCGCACCTGCATCACTATCAAGTATTTCTTTAAACTCCTGACTATCGACTAGAGGAACGCATTTAGCACGTAATAGGTGCGGATACCATGTCTGACTATAACCAGCAGCAGGACGGCTAACATCCTGCACTACATAGAATCTTTTTAACGCTACTAGACTATCATCTAGAGCATATTCATCTTTCTGATGCGGCAACTCGATAACATCACCGGGCATGATTTTACGCAACAATGTATCAACAGTGTTACGCAAGTGGAACATAATGAAGATATTATCGTTCTGTAAGAATAGACCAAATTGACTTAAATTAAAATCCAAGTCCTGCATGGTGTAAATTCCGCGTATTACATAGATATCTGGATCATAGTGCCGATCACGGTTCTCCATGAATATTAAATCTTGTATTCCTAACTCTGGAATAGGGTTAGTATTGTTTGGAACACCCGGGGTGCTCTCACCCGCTAGCGGATCAACTGGCCCCATGTACTTGTGTACAAAGACGTCGGTGCCGCCAATTTGAAATTCTTCGTTGATTACACGATCTAAAAACTTAAAATCGGCGCCTTTATTTGGCTTATATAAACTTAGTCTTGGCATAGTCTTATATTTAGCGTACCATAAACTGATAAATATTCGTATGACCGATACTGAAAACGAACGACAAAAAGTTATTGAATATGTGCAGACCATGCTTGGATCAGGTATGGTGGACGTAGAATTAGATCCTATTCACTACAATACGGCAATAGATCGCGCCCTGAACAAATTCCGTCAACGAAGTTCAAACTCCGTAGAAGAAAGTTTTGGATTTATTACTCTGCAAGTAGATCAAAATGATTACATATTGCCCAAAGAAGTAATGAATGTTCGTCAACTATTCCGTCGTAGTATCGGTAGTAGAAGTGGCGGTGGAAATGGGGGAACATTGTTTGAACCCTTCAATTTGGCATATTCTAATACCTATTTGCTCACTAGTTCTAACATGGGCGGCTTGGCAACCTATTATGCGTTTGCCAGTTATCAGAAATTAGTGGGTAAAATGTTTGGTAGTGATGTTAATTTTACATTTAACAAAACTACAAAATTGTTGACCATAATGCAACGTCCGCGCAGTGAAGAAGAACTGTTAGTGTGGATGTATAACTATCGTCCTGATTTTAATCTGCTACAAGATCCTGCCGCAAGTCAATGGTTGAGGGACTATAGTTTGGCTGGTTGCAAATTGATGTTAGGTGAGGCACGTGAGAAGTTTGGCAGTATTGCCAGCCCACAAGGTAGCACCACACTTAACGGAACTGCCCTAAAAGCTGAAGGCAAAGCTGAAATGGAAATGCTAGAGCAGGATCTAATCAATTATAAAGAAGGTGGAGAACCACTTACTTTTGTAATTGGCTAATTCAGTTATTGACACCGTAATCTTCATGTAATATAATTATTAGTATCACACTTGGAGATACTATGATTGTAGGTTTTGTGGGATTCATATCGGCCGGCAAGGATACAGCCGCAGACTATTTGGTTAATTATCACCAGTTTAGGCGAGACAGTTTTGCCAACACACTCAAAGATGCAGTGTCAAATGTCTTTGGTTGGGACCGTACACTACTAGAAGGACGTACCGCAGAAGCTCGCGAATGGCGAGAACAAGTTGACGAATGGTGGGCTAACCGCCTTAACATGCCTAAACTAACTCCAAGATGGGTCCTACAGTATTGGGGCACAGAAGTATGTCGCAAAACATTTCATGATGATATATGGATCGCATCAGTAGAAAACAAGATGCGTAAAACAGGCGATAATATTGTTATCAGTGATGTCCGTTTTCCTAATGAAATTCAATCTATTCATAATGCCGGCGGCATAGTAGTCCGTATCAAACGTGGTGAAGATCCTAAATGGTATGATGCTGCCGAAAGTTTCAATAAAGGCCCTGAGGGTAATGCCTCTTGGTCGCTAAGTAAAAACAAGTTAGATAGACTTAAAATTCATGCTAGTGAAACAGCATGGGTTGGTGGAGATATTGATCATACTGTGCTTAATGATACTACGATAGATGATCTATTTGCACAGATAGAAAAACTACTTCCTAAAAAAGATTTGCCATTTAGCACAAAGATTGCGTTAGATTTACTTGGTTAAAAATCGGGGGTGAGATCGCCCTGTTTCCAGGGTAGATTAAGTTTGTGCAATATACGTTGGCAGTTAGCACACACCGTTTTTAAATTAGTAAATCTGCAATTTGTAAGATTGCCGTCGATGTTAAAGACATTAAACTGGTCAATATACTTACTGTTAAATCCACACCGGTCGCACGTAGCCTTTTTCTTATAGCCAGCTAACATCCACAATGGCTTTCCCTCCTTCCTGCCTCTAGCACAGTGATCACATTTTGACCTATAGAATGGCTTACCTTCTTTATAATAATTAACAGCAACTGGTCTTTGCCCGCATACCTTACATAAATTTCTCATACCCCGCCCTTTTAGTGCCCTTTTTCAAGTGTATTTAACCAGGCATTTTTCTCCGGACCTGCTAAATAATAGCAGTAATCCATTAAGGAGATTGAAAAATGGCCACATTAGGTTCACCAGGCGTAAGCGTATCAGTTATTGACGAGAGTTTCTATACTCCGGCAGCACCGGGCACTACACCACTTATTTTCGTTGCTACTGCACAAGACAAGAGCAACGCTTCTGCAACAGGTACCGCACAAGGTACGACTGCTGCTAATGCAGGTAAAGTTTATATCATTACAAGTCAACGTGACTTAACTGATACATTCGGTACTCCACTATTCTATACAGATGCTAGTAGCAATCCTGTACACGGTGGAGAATTGAATGAATACGGTTTACAAACAGCATATAGTGCATTAGGCGTAAGTTCTAGAGCATATGTTGTTCGTGCAGATGTTGACTTAGGTCAATTAACACCTAGCACTAGCGCACCAACAGGAACTCCTGTTGCTGGCACATATTGGATTGATAGCGATTCTAGTTTATACGGTATTAAGGAATTTGATGCCAGTGGCGCTGTTGGTAAGTTTAAAACAATAACTCCATTGATTATTGACAATGATAACATTACTAATCCGTTAGTATGGACAGGGTCAGCTCCTGCTACTGCATTTGGCCAACAGGGCGATTATGCAATGGTAGTTGTTAGTCAAACAGATACAAATTCATTATTTTATAAAAAGTCAGACAACACTTGGACATTAGTACAGGGCGGGTTTGATAGTAGTAAGAAAGTACAACTAAGTCCACATACTGATTACCCAACATGGACAACTAGTACAGCGGTAACAGGCAGTATTTGGGTTCAAACAACTACTCCAGGTCTTGGTGCAAATTGGCTTGTAAAATATTATAATGGTAGCACAAAATCTTGGACTACTGTAACTGCTCCAATATACAACAGCTCACGTCAAGCATTAGAAAAGAGTGACTATACAGGTGGCGGTAAAAATATTCCAGTAGGAACATTGTTTATTGAATCTGATTATAATCACTACGGACTAGCAAATGCAGCCACTGCACGAGCAACTTTTAAAGTATGGAGACGAAATTCCACAAGCCCTACTACAGTAGTAAGCGGTGCATCTGTAGCAGTACAATCTTCTACTAGCCAGTTTACAATTAGAGAAACATTAGCAAGTAGTAGTACATGGAGCGCAACTAAAACTGTAAATATTACAGGAAGTTTATCCAATAGTGTGGCATCACAGATTCCTGCAGCATTAAGTGCTGCTGGCTTAACAAACGTTACTGCAACTTATGATGCGTCTACACATAAAGTTACATTCAAACATGCACTAGGTGGTGATTTTGAATTATCAGATGGTGTACATACTCCACTAGGAGTTATAGGTCTAAGTGCATATAACATGACCACAAAATTAGGAACAGCTAATTTATATGCCGCGGCAAGTCAAGAAGGATTTACATATCTTGCATCTAACTGGAAACCTCTAGTATACGAAGCTAAGAAAACAACTCCTACAGTAAACCCAGACGACGGTCGTTTATGGTATGATTCGAATGTTATCGACGTCGATATTCTAATTCACAATGGTACACGTTGGGTAGGATATCAAAACTACAGTGGTTACACAGGTACTGATCCTGCAGGTCCAATTATTGGTGCTACACAACCTACTACACAAAGTGATGGTAGCGATCTAGTTGATGGCGATATTTGGGTTTCTACTGCTGATACAGAAATGTATGGTAAGAATGTTTATGTATATGACGGTGTATCTAAATTAAAGTGGATATTACAAGACACTGCTGATCAAACAACTCCAAATGGTTGGTTGTTTGCTGATGCACGTTGGTCCGACAACGGTATAGATGGTCCTAACTATATTACATCAATTACTGATTTGTTAATCAGCGATTATGTTGATCCAGATGCTCCGGACCCAGCATTATATCCAAAAGGTATGAAGTTATGGAACCTACGCCGTAGTGGTTATAACATCAAGAAGTTCATGAAAGGACACTTGAATTTAGAAGCTAATAACGGTTTAAACATCCGTGCTGCAAACGATCCTATGATCGATCCAGCTACTGGTCTACCGATCTACAATGCAGATCGTTGGGTTACAGTTAGCCCTAACAACGAAAACGGTTCTGGCAAATTTGGCCGTCATGCACAACGTGGGTATGTTGTATCTAAGTTGAAGGCATTGATCGATACTAACGCCGCTGTACGTGATACAGATACATTAGTATTCAACTTAATTACAACTCCTGGTTACCCAGAAACTATTGCAAATATGGTTGCGTTCAACACTGATCGTGGTCAAACAGCATTTGTTATTGGTGATACCCCATTCCGTTTAGCACCAACTGCAACTGCATTGAATGCTTGGGGAATGAATACAGGTCTAGCATATGACAACGGTGACGATGGTGCAGTTACATATGACGAATACATGGGTATGTTCTATCCAAGTGGGTATACCACTGATAACACAGGTAACTACATTGTTGTTCCTCCAAGTCACATGATGCTACGTACAATTATTAACAGTGATGCTAAGAGTTACCAGTGGTTTGCTCCGGCTGGTACACGTCGTGGTGGTGTAGATAACGCTTCTAGCGTTGGTTACATTACTAGTGAAGGCGAATTCAAAACTGCTGCATTGTATGAAGGTCTACGCAACGTTCTACACGATGTTAAAATTAACCCGATTGCAACTCTACCGGGCGTGGGTGTTGTTAACTTTGGTCAATATACTCGTGCTAAGAATGCCAGCGCATTAGATCGTATTAATGTAGTTCGTTTAGTTGCTTACCTACGTAGACAACTAGGCATATTGGCTAAGCCGTATCTATTTGAACCAAACGATGCACAGACACGCCGCGAAATTAAAGCTGCTGCAGAAAGCCTATTACTAGAATTAGTAGGTCAACGTGCTCTTTATGACTTTGTTGTTGTATGTGACGGCACAAACAATACACCTGCAAGAATTGATCGTTCAGAGTTATATATGGATATTGCTATTGAACCAGTTAAGGCTGTTGAGTTCATCTACATTCCACTACGTATCAAGAATACTGGTGAAATTGCAGCCGGACTATAATAGGTAAATATTAAAGAATAAGGAGCATATACATGCCAATCGCAAGTTTAAATAGATTCACAGTACCTTTGTCGACTGACCAAAGTTCGTCAAACCAAGGTCTGTTGATGCCCAAGCTGAAATACCGCTTCCGTGTTACTCTAGACGGATTTGGTGTTGCAGGAACACCTAGTACAGAATTGACTAAACAGGTTATGAACGTAACACGCCCTGAAGTTAGCTTTGAAGAAATCAAGTTAGCAGTGTATAATAGCACTGTTAAACTAGCAGGGCGCCATAGCTTTCAAGATGCTAAACTAACTGTTCGTGATGATGTTACTGGTGCAGTAAGTAAGAAAGTTGGCGAACAACTACAGAAGCAATTTGACTTCTATGAACAAAGTGGTGCTGCTAGCGGTATTGACTATAAGTTTATGATGCGTGTTGAAATTCTAGATGGTGGCAATGGTGCTTATACTCCTGCTGTATTGGAAGCATTTGAATTCCACGGTTGCTTCTTGAAAGTTGCAACATATCAAGGCGGCGACTATACAAGTAATGATCCAATGGATATTGCAATGACTATTACATATGATAACGCTGTTCAGGTTGATGCCGCAGGCGCATTGACGGGTCTGGGCGCAGCAGTTGGCCGTACTGTACGTACATTAGCATTGGGCGGTTAATAATACTGTTTGCTACAATAGGCCGGGTTTATCCCCGGCTTTTTCTTTGACTAAATATTACTATGAGTAATCCTTTTACAAATTTCTTAAGTGGTGTAGGAGCCGGTCTCTTTGGTAATTCACCGCAAATGAAAGACTACAAACATGCTAGTCGCCTATATGTAGCAGATACATATGCTCGTGCTCCTAAGTTAGGATTTTTATACTTTGTTTCATTTAATCTCAAAGCAGGTGTAATTAAAGACAAAGAATGGTTAGAAAAATATAGTAAAAATGTAGGATTATTAGTTAAGAAGATTGACCTTCCAAAATTTACTATTACTACGGAAACACTTAATCAGTATAATAGAAAAACTGTAATTCAAACAAAACTTAATTATGGAAATATTAATATAGATTTTCATGACGATAATAGTGATATTACTACTAATTTATGGAAAAACTATTACAAATATTATTTTGCAGATAGTAACTACGGTGACAGCACAAGTGGTAAATTATCTAAGGGACAACTTCCTATAGCATTTACTGATACAAAATATGGCACCACAGATAACAACTACGGTCTAAACAATAACCAATCTTCACAATTCTTTGACACTATAGATATATATGTACTACATCAACATAAGTTTACACAGGTAACATTGATTAACCCTATAGTTACCGATTGGGCACATGACGGGGTTAGTCAAGATGAAGGAAATAAGATTCTTGGCAGTAAAATGACCGTAGCATATGAGAACGTTATATATAGTCAGGGTAACATTAAAAAAGATGCTAATAAACCTGAAAACTTTGCCGCAATCTATTATGACACCTCACCTAGCCCGTTAGGTATTGGCGGCAATGGTACTAATACATTGTTCGGCGGCGGGGGAGTTATTGCCGGGGCAACGGGAGTATTCGGCGCACTTACTAACGCAAAGAGTCCTTTAGACTTCTTAGGTGTAGCTATACAAGCAAACTCACTGGCTAAAAATGTAAAACAATTAAGCAAAGCCGGATTGCAGACAGAAGGTTACAGTATATTAACTGGTGTTCTAGGAACTATCTCATCTACGGGAAATCAGCCCGGCGGCGCAGGCCAACAACTCAAAGATGCTATTAATACTGGGAATGCTGGAGCATTGGGCAATCTTGGAATTAATTTATTCTCTGGTCAAAATTCTAGTGTCAATGGACTCACCCAAGCAACAACTGCACTTGCTAAAAAATTAACAGGCAATTAAAATGAAAAATCTTTATAGCAACTTACCTGCAACTAAATCAACCGCAGATGCTACTGTGCAGGCGTTTGACAATTATTATGCACAACCTTTAGAATTGAGTGCATCAGTACTAGCAGCTATGACAGGATTCTTTACCAGTCGTCAATTTGATCCAGTCGCGGCAGAATCTGTTGCAGTAATTATTATGAAGCAGGCCAAGAAGGACGGATACAATCCTATGCAAATTTTAGACACACTACGTGGTTTAGATAGTGTAGAAATATCAGCATTAGTTTCAGAAATTCTAAATTACAACAGAGTAAAAACTAGCTTCCTGGGTTACGCCCGCAGATTTGCCCCACATTACGAAGTTCAAAGAAACATAGTAGCATGAGCTTAAAGTTCAGTCAAGGTATTTACAAAGTAAAGAACCCTGAAAAATTCGTAGGCGGCCGCAACCCTACCTACAGATCAAGTTGGGAATTGACATTTATGAATTTTTGTGATAATAATCCGTCAATTCAGCAATGGGCTAGCGAGTGCGTTAAAATTCCCTATCGTGATCCGCTAACAGGAAAACAGACAGTATATGTTCCAGATTTCTTAATCACCTACGTTGATAAAAATATGAACAAGCATGTTGAGTTAGTTGAAATTAAACCTGCTAATCAAATGCTAAAAGAAAAAGTTGGTAAAAATCCTTACAATCAAGCCCAGTATGTTAAAAATATGGCAAAATGGGCCGCAGCCAGCAATTGGTGCAAACAACAGGGTATACGTTTTAGAATCATGAATGAGACTGATATTTACAGCGGTGGCTCCAAAAGAAAATAAGTAATATTATGACCAAACGCTTAGAAGAAGTTTTAAATATTGCTCCTGATAAATCAGAGTATATTGCACCGGAGCCTACACCTACAGAAACTATTCCAATTAGTTTAGAAGATAGGTTAGAAGAATTTGACAAAATTGCCGCAGCACTACCTAGAGTAAAAGGCCTCGGAGATATTAGCGATGCAGAATTAGATGGGCTTGCTAGTAAAGCAGAACAAGCATACGACGATCTAATGGATCTAGGTATGAATGTTGACCCACGCTATGGTTCACGTATGTTTGAAATTGCGGCACAAATGATGAACGCAGCCATCACAGCTAAGACTAATAAGATTGATAAAAAGCTAAAGATGGTTGATCTACAGTTAAAAAAGCTGGCCATTGACAAGAAAAACGGTAACGATACAGGCGCAGAAACCGTAGAGGGGCAGGGATATATTATCACAGATCGTAATAGCATCCTGGAAAAACTTAAGAATCTGAATAAATAAAACACTATGACAAAGACATTTAAAGAATACCTCTCCGAATCTTCAAAGAAGTATGACTTCCGTGTTAAAGTAGCCGGCGACTTCACAACAGAGCAAGAAGCAACAATGAAAGCATTGTTAGACAGATATGCAATGAGTGGATTCAAAAGGTCTGCTAAAACTCCGATTCAAGCACTTCCTTTAGATTTTCCACAAGTTAAGAACTGTGAAGTTAGCATCTATGAAGTTACATTAGATTACCCAACTACACAGCAAGAACTTACAGAATACCTAGCAACAGAACTAGGTGTTAGCAAACAGAATTTAGTTGTTCGTCGCCCTGGCGAACCAAGCGAAGAATATCAAACTCCTGTTGTTGAACGTGAGGGAGCTTTGTTAAATGATCCCGATTATAAAGAAGCAGGCAATCCTCAATTTGAAGATTATTACGGCGATAAGTACAATACTGGATTTGTCAAAGAACTAAACGATATTTTGAAGTTACAACGTAAAGCTCGTGGAGAAGAAATCCCAACAGAAGGTGCTGCAAAATATAGCACCGATACGCCATCAGATACACAAGGTGGTGTATTAAAATTGGCAGAAGACCCAAGGAAATAATCATGATGAAAATGATCGAAGTAATGAAACGCCTAGCTGAGCTAGATGCACAAAACCCTAACATGGTTAAAGAGGGCGCAGACATAGCAGAATGCGGACCAATGGGCATGATGGACGGTATGGGTGAAATGGGACAATCCCACTCTCCTGCCAGTATCAACATGACTGCTGCTAGCGGTGAAGAATTAAGCGGTATGCTAAAAGATATTATGTCTCTAGCAGGACTAAGCAAAGTAGGTCCAGATGATTTAGGTATGGAACCTGAGCCAACCGTGATGACTGCTGATCCAGTTACTGCTGTAGGTCCTGCTGCTACTGATAGCGATATGATGCGCTCTGTGATTGATAAGTTAAATCCAGAATTAGATGGTGGCATGTTTGGTGGTGCTGATCAAGGTGACGACAGTGTTAGCAAAGCACACGGTGACATTGACGGAGATGGCGATCACGATATGGATGATCACGATGCAGAGAAAGATGATGAGCCAGAAGACGAAAGTCAATACGACAACAGCCCTGCTGATCCTACAAAACCTCCAGCATTTGGTTCCAACAATTTTGCCAAACAAGATAACCCACAAGGTGGCGGCAACGATGAAGAAGGTAAGAAGCGTGTTGGAACACAGCCTACCGCTACATTTGAAAACTTGATGAAAGAATACAAAAAGTTCATTGGTGAATCTTCTGAAGACGAAATGGACGAAGCTGCCGACGAAGACGAAATGGAAGAAGGAATTGAAGATCGTTTGAAAGATCTAGATCCAAAGAATCCAGTTAACATTCCTGCATATAAGCGTAAGGCAACGTCTGGTGATTCTGCTGATGCTGTAAGAAATACTAAAGAAAGTGCAAATGAAAGCATGGCAGCTATGTTAAAATTGGCTGGTTTGACAAAATAATACATTAGGATGTAATCCAAATAGCCTCTTCGGAGGCTATTTTTTTCAGTAAATAAGATTATGGCAACTAGAAGTTTAGACGGTAATTTAGTAAAAAAAGCAAATGTTACACAGCGTTGGACTGACGAGGATGTTGAACACATGCTCAAATGTAGTGATCTTATTGATGGTCCAAAATATTTTTTAGACAACTTTTTCTTTATTCAACACCCCACAAAAGGTAAGATACAATACAAACCATTTGTATACCAAAAGCGGTTATTGGATAGCTATCACGGACATCGCTTCAGCGTAAATATGCTTGGGCGCCAGATGGGAAAGACCACAACAGCCGTAGGCTATTTGCTATGGTATGCGATGTTTGTACCTGATAGCACAATTCTTATCTCGGCGCACAAATACACAGGCGCTCAAGAGATTATGCAACGGCTACGATATGCATATGAAACTTGTCCTGACTTTATCCGTGCAGGTGTTACAAGTTATAACAAACAAAGTTTAGAGTTTGACAACGGTAGTCGTATCATAGCACAGACAACCACAGAAACAACAGGTCGTGGTATGTCATTATCATTACTCTACGC